ATCTCCCAAGTCCGTCTAAGGTTGATATTAGTGATCTTCCAGCCCCTTCAAAAGGGATTGGAGAATCAAAACCAACCAAAGCCCCAACGCAAGCCCCTTCTGGAGGCAAAGACCCGCTATCAGACATTGGTTACTCCACTGCGCTAGGCGGCATTACCGGCTTGGCTGCGCCTGAAGTTGCAGAAGCATCAGGTCGAGTGATGGAGCGCATTCCTTACAAGCCTGTGCAAATGGCAGGTAAGGCGATGAGGGCTGCTGTACCGTCCATGACGGGCGCTGGTCGCAGAGTTGCTACTGGTGTCGGCGGTGCTGTCGGCGGCTTTACCGGAGAAGCATCCGGTCAGCTTGCGGAAGCCTTGGGTGCGCCAGCCCCTGTCGCTGAATCTGCGCGAATCATGGGCGGTATTTTGCCATTCGAGTTGGCTTCTCAGACCGCCAAGGGTGGTAGAGCGATTGCAAGCCTAGTTGCTAGCAAAGTGCCTGGTGGTCAGATCATCAGAAGCGTGATGGAAGATGTCGGCGTTGCTAACCTTGCCGGTAAGCAGCGTGAGTTAGTCTTACAGCGCATACAAGAACTCCGTAATTCACCGTTCACTACCGATGCTCAGAAAAAGGTGTACGACACCCTGAGTGACGCTGTCAGCCGTTCTACCAGTGTTGCAGAGGCTGAAGCTAGGGCTGCGACTGCTGCGGGTGAGCGCGTTTCTAGGGAAGAGCGTGGCGCAGCACAGCGGTTAGCTGGCACGGCTGCGGAACTGGAAGAAGGAAAGAAGACGGTTATTGACCGTGCGAAAGGTGCGTTGCGCCAGGTCGGAGATGCCACCAGAGAAGTGTCAGAGATTGGTAGGACGTTGCGTGACCGCATTCTCTCTCGCTTTGAAACAGGCGCTTTAGAGCGTTCTGACGCATATAAGAAACAAAAGGCCATTCGTGATGCGGCTGTTGCTGCAAAAGAAAGCCAAGGTGTTCTGGTTGAATCTACGCCGGAGTACAAAGAGTTAGTTCAGGACTTGCGAAACAAGTTGCTGATCGGATCAACCGCCAGAAAGCAGACAACAGCACCTGTGACCGAACCTGGTGTGCTGCGTTCTTATCAAAATATCTATGACGCTGTGACAGCACGGCGTGTTCAGGTCGGCGTAAATGAAATGGGTAATCCTGTTTACAAGACGTTCCCGACTTCGTTTGATGCTCTGGATGATGTGCGTCGCCGTTTGGGTGATGCTGCGTTTGGTAAGGCTGCTGAAGGCTATGAGGCGCTAGGTCAGAAGATTGCCCAAGAGTATTACGCCAAGATCAGCAACATCCAATCTAAGTTTGCCGGTGAATCGCACGACGTATTGCAAAGTGAATACGAAATTGCATCCAAGTTACTTAATAAATTCAAAACAAAAGCAGGTGCTAAAGCCACAGCAATGGATCGGATTGATCCAGAACAGTTCAAATCTGATGCTAAAGGTCTTCCTGCGGCGCTCTTTAACAGCCAGCAGTCGGTTCAAGATGCGATTGCGCTAACAGGTGATCGTAACCTAGTAGCCAAGGAAGCCAGTGACTATGTGGCTAAGACTATTGCCAACATGGATGCCAAGGCTGCTAAGAACTGGCTTACCAGCAAGCAGAACTCGGATTGGCTATCTGCTTTGCCGGAGGTGCGTCAGGCTGCAAACACCTACGTTGCTAACCTAGAACGTGCTGAGAGCATGGCAGGTGGTATGGCAAAGGTAGGTGGTCGCGTCACTAAGCGTGGTGAGCAAGCCGGTAAGGAAGCAGAACGCGCTCTCGTTGAAGGCGAGAAGGGCGCTGCCAAGATTACTGAAGCGGCACAGAAGGAAGCTAATGCCATCCTCGGCACAGAAGAACCGGCTGCACGGGTTGCGTCCATCATTACTTCTGGCGACAGAACATTGTGGGATCGGGTTGCCCCTGCGCTAGCCGCTGCACCCAAGGGCAAAGAAACCCTAGAGGCTGCTATCCGGCAAGTAATGGCAGATAAGGCAACGCAGGGTGTGTTCGGCGCACAGCGTTTCTGGCAAACCAGCCTGTCTGATTCCCTGGCTAGAACTGGCCTAATGGATGCTAGGAAGATCAAGCAGATCGGTGATCAACTCGACACTATTGCCAACTCCACACTGTCTGAACCACAGAAGCTGGACTTCTTTAACCGGACGCTGCGGAACATCGTGATTACCTATGCCGTGCCTCAACTAGGTACGCCTGTGGCAAAGTTTGCAAAGTCAGGGATGGATGTGATTACCGGCGCTGGAAACCCGTTATCTATGCAACCTGGGAGATAAAGATGCCGCTAAAGAAAGGTTTCAGTCAGAAGACGATTAGCAAGAATATAAGTCGTGAGGTGAGGCGTGGCAGACCGCAGAAGCAAGCGGTGGCGATAGCCTTGAGTGTTGCTAGGAAGGCAAGGAAAGGGAGGAAGTGATGCGTCAACGTAGACCACAAGAAGCCGGTGTAGGTGAGGTAACGCCACCACCGACCATGATTAAGCCTATGCGTAAGATGCAGCGTCAACAGAAGCAAATGCAGAAGCGCAAGGGTAAGAGATGAGCAAGAAGCAAAAGGGGATAAATCCAGAGTTAGAGGAAGCCATCAGCCAGTTACTGAAAGCAACCATGAGTGACCCGATGGCAAGCCTGACTGACAAAACCAAGATTCTGGACAGAGCGTTAAAACTTGAGCAACTAAAGGCAAGGATTACTGACGATGACTGGGGCGCTGGTTTTGCCACGGATGATGATGAGTAGTATGATATGAGTATCCATTATTTAAGGGGATACTTTTATGGATGCTATTCAGTTGGTAAGGCTGGCTTTGAACGTCATCAGCGAGAGATTGTTGGTGATATTAGCGATGTGCCTGAATTTCGCCCTCGCGTGTTGGACAATGTGGGGATTGCAGTGGGAAAGGCTGGTAGCGTTAGCCGTGTTTGCGCTGTTCAGCTTCCTTTTGATAAAGATGGAAAGGATCAAAGATGCGCGACAAGAAAGACCTAACTCTCAAGAGTAGCGTTCCAGGCGCTGAAGAACTGAACTACAGCCAAAAGTACGCGAAAGCAGTACGCCCTCAGAAACCATCTGATACGACAGAACGATATCAGAAGTGGCAACCAGGTCAAGTGCCTATGGGTGGCTTTCGCTCGGTGTTCTGCTTTGATGAAAGCTACAACAGCAAACAAAGCCCGACTTCTGGTGGCGGTAAGAAGGTGTACTAATGGGGATCATGGCCTTCACCCCGATGGGGAACACGGTGACATTTACTGCTGCCGTGTCACCACCTACGGCTGTCCTCTCGACTTCCAGCATTATTGGCGCAACTCAGTACCGCATTCATAACCAGGGCAATGTGGTTGTCTACCTTGGTTTTGGAAGCACAGCGGCTGCTGCTGCAACCATGGCGAACACTACCGTCAACGGATCAGTGCTGACGTTAATGCCAAACTCGGTGGAAGTCTTTACCCTGAACTCTAACCGTTACTTTACTGGCGCAACTGCTAGCGGCACTTCTGTCGTTACGATTGTGTCGGGGGATGGTGTCTAATGTTACGAACAGCCGGTGGCCTGACCATTAACCAGACAACGAACTTTGCTGGTTACTACGGATCGTTCTACAGTTCTGTTGATCAGACAGATGGCGTTACGCCATTTGCTATTGCTGCCGAGAACACAGCAGATGCCGCTGGCGTGTCTATGGAGTTAAACCTAGCTGGCAAGAAAACACGGATGACGTTCGCTAACGCAGGAACGTACAACATCCAGTTTTCCGCACAACTGCATAACAAGGGTGGCGGCGGTTCCGGCAACACAGTCAACATTTGGTTTCGGCTGAATGAAAACAATATTGCTAACTCTGACACTAAGGTAACAGTTCCGTCTAACGCGCCTTATGTTGTTGCGGCATGGAACTTTATCCAAAGTGTTACAGCGGGTCAGTATATTGAGTTGATTTGGTTTACTGATAACGTCAACATCATCCTAGAACATGAGGATGCGACAGCAACAAGTCCGGCTATTCCTTCAGTCATTATGACTGCTCAACAAATAAGGTGATCACATGAAAACCTACATTCTTGATCGTGCAAAAGAACCATCCACCTGGCGTGGCGCGTTGCTATTTCTGACAGCCATTGGTGTTCCTGTCGCCCCTGCTCTGGCTGAACACATTGTTACCGTCGGCCTTGGTCTGGCAGGTATTGTCGGGATGGTTAGCAAGGGATGATAAACAGCCGCAAGTTGGAAGACCTGCTGCCACAGGTGAGAACCCGTGTGGAAGCGTTTCTGAAGGCCGCGGATGAAGCCGGTATAGATTTGCTAGTCACTAGCACTTACCGCGATAACGCTAGCCAAGATGCGCTGTACGCACAGGGTAGGACTGCGCCAGGGAGGATTGTCACCAATGCCAAAGCTGGTCAATCTTTTCATAATCACAGGTGTGCTGTGGACGTTGTACCAGTGCGTAATGGCAAGCCAGTATGGGATTCCAAAGACCCTGTATGGCAAACTGTTGGAAGACTGGGTAAAGCAACGGGACTGGAATGGGCAGGTGATTGGAAGCGATTCAAAGAGTTTCCGCATTTCCAGTACACAGGTGGACTGACATTAGCGCAACTACAGCAGGGAGCGAAAATTGTCTGAGAAAGAAACTCTTGATCCCGCTGGATTTCCTATCGAAATGGATAGGCCAGTCGTGTTCGAGGAAGGTGACTTCGAGAATCCTCACACAGAACTGTCCATCACAGAATCAGCAGAGTCGTTAGGATTGCCTGGTACTGGCTTCTACAACGTGCCAAGCATCTACGGCGGCAAGATATACGATCCTCAGACGCAGTTTGACATCATCCGTCAGAACGCCCAACAGCAAGCAGCTTCAGGCTTTAGGTTTCCGAACTTCCCGTCCATAGAGGAAGCAGAGAAGGCCGCACAATCCCGTAGTGCCTATTTCAATCAGATCAAAGCAGATATGCTGCGGCAAGCGGTAGAGAAGCGCCGGCAGGAACTCATACTTCAAATGATGCAGCGAGGTAGATAATGGCTAAGAACGTCAAGCTATCTGTTGGCAGGGGTGAGAAGTTATCTGTGAAGGCTGGTAGTGGCCTGACTGCGAAAGGCCGCAAGAAGTACAACCGTGCTACCGGCAGCAATCTTAAAGCACCCACCAAAGACCCGTCGAATCCTCGCCACAAGTCGTTCTGTGCGCGGTCTAAGTCCTGGAAGGGTGAGCGCGGTAAGGCCGCTAGAAGACGTTGGGGTTGCCGTTGAGTCATCCGGCGCAGGTCGAGTTTGTTGCTAGCCTCAAGACCAAGTTCCCTGACTACTTCATACGCAAAGAAGTGCTGGAGGTGGGCAGTTTGAACATCAACGGCTCAATAAGACAATTTTTTGAGCAATGCACCTATGTTGGGGTTGATCTTGGCGCAGGACGCGACGTTGATGTGGTGGCTAGAGGAGAAGACCTCGCCTACCCTGATAATAGTTTTGACGTTGTTGCAAGTTGCGAGTGTTTTGAGCATAACCCTGAGTGGGTAGCGACACTCAAGAACATGATCAGAATGTGCAGTGGTTTGCTATTCTTTAGCTGTGCCACCACAGGACGGGCAGAACACGGCACACGGCGCACAACACCGCACGACGCTCCTTTCTGTGGTGACTACTACCGGAACCTGACAGAGGAAGATGTGCGGCAGGAAATAGATTTGTCAGTGTTCAGAGAAGGTCAGTTTATAACGAACCATAGTTCGCACGACTTATACTTTTGGGGGCTGAAATGAAACCAGGACTGTACGCCAACATTCATGCCAAACGTGCCAGGATCAAAGCTGGTAGCGGAGAACGGATGCGGAAGGTAGGGAGCAAAGGC